GGCAAGATGGAATAGCGGCTGGTAAGTTTGCTTTGGAGATGAGGTCTGCTGATCAAGCTAAAGCAGAAGCGGCTAAAGAAAAAGCTATGGAGCGAAGCAATTACTTTGTTGTTCCACGGTCTACTGACGTTAAGGGTTTCTTAGCAGGTATTGGTGAAGGGCGTGGACGCCTTGAATCCTTGAGTAAATACGAACTTAACAAATTGCAAAACACCCCAGAATTTGCGGAAAAGTTTGATGTTTTACCTGCGGCTACTTGGGCAACTGTTGTTGAAGAAGCAATGAAAACTCCAGAAGCCAAAGAATATTATCAGGCAAAACCAAGAGAACTTAAACTGTTTGAGGGAACTGACGCAGAATTATCCTTTCAAGTCTATGATCCAACCGCTAATGCATCTATGAGGGGTGTAAAGCCTTTCACTTATCAAGCACAAGAAGCCTATGATAAAATTTCTGATCAATTAAGCGATTTAGAAAAAGCAGAACGTGAGTGGGCAGATATTACTGCGCAAGTTAAAGAAAAAGGCGTAACAGTATTTACTCAAACTGTGGACGGTGTAGACTCTCTATTTGAATCATTTGGTATAAATTTCCGCGAAGGTGAAACACCTACAGCCCGTTTGCGTAATTTCTTAACACGCGTTCAAATGCAAAATGCTCCAGAAATTCTTGGCGAGGCTGGTAAAACAATTTCAGACGCAGACCGTGAACGTGTTGCTGCTATAGTCGGTGATGTAAGTCTTTTAACATCTGAAGATGAGTTGATGGCAAAAATGGAACAAGTGCATAAATTTATCGTTCAAAGAACCCGAACAAATGTTTTAAGAAACTTGCGTGAAGTTGATCGTTACTCACCTAACTCAAACTTTTCACAATACCTACAAGGCGATGACTCAATGTCAGATGAAGAAAGAGATCGTTTAGCTGAGTATAATAAAAAGTATGGCTTTACTGGGGACTAATTATGCAAGATAAAACTCGCCTTGCTTTATTTGACGCGCTAGAAGCAGGTGCTTTGAATGATCGACAAAGACTAGCCGCTTTTGAGGCTCTTGAAAACAACACTCCTGACGAAAAACTAGGAGATTTACTTGGCTCAGTGCGGTTTACTTCTTTAGCAAGCAATAAAAATTTAGGTCAACTTGCTGATGAAAGAATGAGTCGTGATCGTGAAAACTTTGACTATTCTTCTGGCGCAGATGGTCGATTACGTTCTCTCATGTCTTTTGGGGAAACTGAGCAAGACCGTGAGGCTATTTTAAAAAGCATTGTCGGTGATGATGGGTACGTTCGTGATCCAGCAGGTAAACTTGCTTTGACTGCGACTGGGCAAAAAATTCGTGGTATGGAGCCTACAGGAAAAAACCTTGTAATAGAAGATGAAGGATTTTCTCTACGAGATTTTTCAGACTTTGCTGGGGTTTTGCCCGAAACTGTTGGCTCTATTGCAGGTGCTATTGCAGGTGGTGGTCTTACATTTGGTATTGGTTCGATAGCAGGTGCGGGTGCAGGTGCAGCCGCAGGTCAAGCTATTGAGGAGTCTATTGAAAGCCTTCTTGGTGTTCAGACGCAAAGCCTTGGAGATGTAGCAAAAGATGTAGCCATAGAAGGTTTAATTGGTGCAGGTGGAGAAGTTCTTGGCGCTGCTGTGGTAGCCGCAGGGCGTGGCACGATAGGAGGCGCTAAAGCATTAGCTGGTAGGGCTGTAGGGGCTAGAGAAGCTGGTGAAGAACTTGCTGAACAACAAGTTGCTCTTGGCGAACGTTTGGTTGGAAAAAACTATATACCGAGCTTAGAATCTCTTGGGGCTAAAAAACTTGGATATGGTCAAAAGTTTGTAGAAAATGCTGCTAAAGAAATGCAGAGAGTAAAAAATAATACTAATATTGCTTTAGCCGATAAGAATGAAATACTTTCTAAAATCTCAGGCAATCCTGCTGTAGATTTAGCTGATGATATAACTTGGTATGCTCCGGGTCAGTTTGCAAAATTATCTAAGGGTATAGATGATGCAAACAGAAAATTTATTAAAGAGTTTGATAAAAGCCTTGATTTTTTGGGTAAATCAATTGACGAAAATATTGATTTAAATACTGAAACTCTTTCTGCAATAACTCGTACCGCAGATGCTGTAAACAATTCAGCCCGACAAGATTTTACGGCTGTAGGTAATCTTCTCAGTAATATTCAAGAACCCGTTTATTATGGCGGCTCACAGGTTATAAAAGAAGGTGGCGATTTAAAATTATTCAACACTAACTCTATAGAGGCACCGCTAAAAGAATACATGTCTGAAATGCGTAACCTTGCTGATCCAGCAGCAGTTCAAGCCGATGTATTTCTAAAAGGAACACGAGGTTCAGCGTCTTTTAAAGACATGGCTAATTTGCGTAAATCTATAAATGATAGTTTGTATTTTGGTGGTAATGTAAGCACTAAGGCTCGTGGTGTTTTAGAAGGTGTTCTAAAAACAATAGACACCATGATGGACTCTTCAACATTGTTAGATGATTTGGTTGATGAGGCTGGACGCCCTCTTATCAACACAGCTACATTGTCGAGTGAAAGCAAAATGTTTCTTTCAGATGCAATGAATCTACGCAAAAAAGCTATGAACAATTATCGTGAGGGCATGAAGCGTCTTGAAAAGCTGAAAGATTTTAGCATTATCAAATCAACAAAAGATTTAGTTTCTATTAATGGGGAACTTCCTAGAGCAACTTCAGACAAGTTGTTTCAAAAAGTAATACAGCCTAATTCTCCTGATAGACTTGATGCTGTTTTAAAAGCGGTTGATAATCCTAATCAAGTACAAGACATGCTCTCTCGTAGCTATGTCGATGAGGCGCTTAAAACATCTGGATTTAGTGAAATAGACCCAACATCTTTTAATGGTAAAAAGTTTGGTAATAAAATTCTTAGCCTTGGAAGCACGGGGCCAAAGTTGTTTGGTCCTGAATGGAAAGACGTTAAACGAATTGCTGAAAGCATTCGCATGGCAGATGTTTCTGGTAAAATAAGCGCAGATGATATTCTAAGAGCTTCAGAGGCAGGTGCATCTCAAGGCGTTGCTGATTCGTTAAGCAATGTTTTGTCTTTAGTTAAACAAGAATCTGACTTCTTGAAAACTTCTGTTCTTAAAAATTTAAAAGAGGGCAGAAGCGTAGCTCAAGATGATGTTGTTAGTCTTTTAACAAACAAAAATCTTAGCCCGTCTGATGCTCAAAGAATTATGAAGTTTTTTGATAACAACCCTCAGTTAAAAGAAAACATGAAAAACGTTATTCTAATGGACATCATGGATTCTGTGGACGGTAAAGTTTTTGAAAGCGCAGCAAATGCCAATAAGCTTCAAAAAACAATAGATAGTTATAAGCAAGGGACTCTAAAAGTTGTTTTAGGCGATGATACTTACAAAGCCCTAAATCAAATGGCTGAAGAACTTACAGCGTTGGGTGACACGACAAAAGAAGGCGCAATAGCCGCAGGTTCACTTTGGGCGCAATTGTTTAAACACCCTGTTGGTGCGTTGAGCAGAATTGGTCAAATGAAGTTAGCTGCTAAAGCTCTTAGCTCTCCCTTGGTTGCGAAAACTTATGTTGCAGGACAACGTGCAAAATTAAATGCACGACAGGCAGGACGCGCTGTTTCTGAAGGAGAAGTGCCGCCTATCCTATCAGCGTTAAATCAGTCTATGATTGATCAAGGTGGTATAGACGTACAAAAATTAGGAGGCACAGCAAGTAGTATTGCTAGAGGTATAGGCAATGTTACAGGACAAGCTGGACGCGCAAATGTTCAGACAACTCCTCGTGCGTTGGGACTCGGTTCTTTTGAGCAGCCCGGACAAACCCGAACAAATGTTCGACCTCCCCGGACAGCAGTGCCGCAAATAAATATTCCAGACGTATCAATACCAGCAATTCCAAATCAACGATTAGGACCGATTCAGCAGTTGCAGCGTAATGTTCAATCAGAGATTCGTAGACGCGCAAAGGAAAACCCAGCAGTTGCATCAACACTACTGGGTGGTTTGGGTAGCGCAGGACTTCTCTAGTCTTCGATGACTGTAGTTATTCCACCTATACCTACAGCAGCGGGTTGATAGCCGCGCTTACTATTGACACGTTCCTGAACATCTTCGTATGATTCTTCGATCATGCGTGATAACTGTCTACCCAAAGCACGATCTTCTTGATCGGCAATGAAGATTAGTTTCTTGTACGCGTCTATTGATATACCGACTGATTTGTATTTTTCAGGTTTTGGCATGGAGGTTCCTTCCCATAAATGACGTTTCCTACTGTATATAATCCCAAGAGGCGTGGGTCAAGACCCAAGTACGGTAATAAGAAAGTAACTGTGCAGGGAATCAAGTTCGATTCCAAGTGGGAATCACAGCGTTACCTGTATCTTAAATCACTAGAACGCGCAGGAACGGTCAAGGACTTGGAACTACAGGTGCGCTACAATCTTATGGTCAACAACGAAAAGATTTGTGCGTACATTGCTGACTTCAGATACCAGAAACAAAACAAAGAAGGTGACTGGTATGAGGTGGTCGAGGATGCCAAGGGTGTAGAGACTCCAGAGTTTAAGTTAAAGAAAAAGTTAATGAAGGCTTGTCTTGGTATTGAGATACTTTTGTCAAAAAAAGGGGGGCGCTAGGCCCCCGCAATATTATTGTTTGGCCCAATAGCCATAAACGCAACGATTACCGTTCCGTGAGCAATCGTAGGTGTCATTGATAACACCGTCGATTACAGCGACTTGATGGTTTGATACATTGCAGACCAGACGGCCTGAAGGTAACTCATCGGCTTTGAGGTGGACTTTACATCCACTGCCAATTTGCATGGTAGGCGTCCACACAAAGCCAAGTTCAAGCATGTAATCCTTGAACCATTTGCGAGTGGTATTGATGCCATTTCTAGCAGAACGCGAACGCTTGCCAGAATGTTTAGATTTGCGTTGCGTGGCATTGCCTTCCGCCAATCGGTCATAGACCTCTTGGTATGGAAGCTGCGCAGCGATGGCGATGGCTCGACAAACGCAGTCGCCTGCTTTGCCTTTGTAACCAGCGGCCTCGCGGCCCCCATCGTTAAAGGTGAAGGTAGTGGTAGACATGACATACTCCTTTCAGAGTATAAGGGGGCAAAAGCCCCGGTTGAAAATAAGAGAGCTAGAAACTCTCACCTCCTATAATCCCACTATACATCAATTCATTTGGGATGTCAATAAAAAAATTTATCTAAAAAAAGTGTTGACATGTCCCAAGCCTTGTGGGATATGTAAATTTCTAGTAACTTAACAGCGGAGAATCGACATGAACAGTCGTGAACTTTTTGAACGTCGAGAGGAACTCAAGCATGTCATTAGTGAAATGCGTGACGAACTCAAAAACGTTGATGAACAAATCTATGATACCTTCTTTACTCAGGTAAGTGATGCGTTACGCGCAGATGGTAAAGACTTTGGAACTACACACATTATTGCAGGAAATCGTAAACTAAAAGCTACGGTTCGCAAAAAGGTTGTGTGGGATCAGGAAGAACTTGGCAATGTACTTCAGTCAATGCCTGAAGAAGATGCGCGTCACTATGGAAAACTTACGCTTGCAGTTGAAGAGCGTAAATACACAGCAGCCCCACCTGCAATCAAGGCGGCTCTAGAACCATGCCGTACCGTAGAAGTTGGTGGCTTTACTATTGAGGAGGTAGAATAATGGCTTTACAAATTATCACAGCCGATCAGCGTTTAGCTGAAAAGAAGGGCCACAAAATCGTGGTGTGTGGACCAAGCGGTGTGGGTAAAACCACACTCGCTAGGACTCTTGATCCAAAAACTACATTGTTTATGGACTTAGAAGCAGGGGATGCCGCTATCGAAGGCTACCCCATTGATGTGATTCGTCCTCGTACATGGACTGAGTGCCGTGACCTAGCTTGCTTCTTAGGTGGTGCTAACCCATCATTGTCAGAAGATCAGCCATACAGCCAAGCGCATTACGATTATGTTGCGCAGATGTATGGAGATAGCGCAGAGATTTGGGACAAGTTTGACAGTCTGTTTGTGGACTCTATTACTGTCGCAGGGCGTTTGTGCTTTCAGTGGTGCTTACAGCAACCAGAGACACGCTCTGAGCGTTCTGGAAAGCTAGACACACGCGCAGCTTATGGAATGCATGGGCGTGAAATGATGTCATGGCTAACACACCTTCAGCACATTCGTACAAAGAATGTAATTTTTGTTGGCATTCTTGATGAAATCACAGATGATTATGGGCGCAAGCAATATGCGTTACAAATCGAAGGCAGCAAGACAGGGCGTGAATTGCCCGGAATTGTTGACGAAGTAATTACAATGGCAATCTTGTCAGGTGATCACGGTCAGTATCGTGCGTTTATCTGTCAGCCATTGAATGAGTGGGGCTACCCTGCAAAAGATCGCTCTGGTCGCCTCGAAACTTTGGAAGAGCCACATTTAGGCAAACTAATGGAAAAGATGTCTAGTCGCTCTCCCGATCAACCAAGGGATTTAACATTTGTTGATCCTGCAACACAAACTTCTAGCGAAGAGGAAGCACAAAATGCTTAATTTAAATAACGTACCTACCGATGATAACCCACAAGATCGTGAGTTTTCTTTAATTCCTAAAGGCACAGTTTGCCGTGCAGTTGTCCTTGTAAAGCAAGGTGACACTGAAGTTCCAGAATTTGGTTCTGGTCCTTGGTTCAAAAAATCAGCGACTTCTGCGGCTAAATGGATGGAGCTTGAGTTCACCATTATTGGTGGTGAATTTGATCGCCGTAAGTTTTGGGATCGCGTCTTTGTCGATGGTGACAAGATGGGTCAAAGCGGTATTCCACAAGCCAAAGAGATTGGTTTACGCACATTAAAGGCACTTGTTGAGAGTGCGCGTAGTATTGATCCTGCGGACGTTTCGGCAGAAGCGCAACAGGCACGAAATATTTCTGGAGTTTTTGACTTAAATGCTATGGAAATTTGTGCTAAAGTTGGTATTAAGAAAGGGACTAACGGCTACAGTGATAGCAATTGCTTGACCGCAGCCTTAACACCTAATTCGCGGGAATTTATTCCAAGCGGACAAGCGCCAATGCAACAGACTCCTGTAGCAGCGCAAACCACTCAGCAAGCTGCACCTACGCAGCCTCAATCGTCTGGTGGTGTTCCGTCTTGGGCGCAAAGATAATCTAGCGGCAGGGCCAATCCGCGCCTGCTAGACCTCTGACCGGGGGGCAGAGGGCCGCAATCCCCCCACCAATTCTAGCGAACAGGTGTTTTATGTTACTACGTCCCTACCAAGAGGTAGCCGTAAGCGATGCTCTAAAAGCTCTCGACAAACACGGCAATACTCTAGTCGTTGCACCAACGGGTGCAGGCAAAACGATCATGCTTTCTGCGCTTGTGGGCAAGCGGCACAAAGAAGGTAAAAAAATTCTTATCGTGCAACACCGCGATGAACTTGTTGAGCAAAACCAATCCAAGTTTAAAAAGGTGAACCCGTACATCACAACAAGTATTGTGAACGGTACAGTCAAGCATTGGGATGGCGATGCCGTATTCTCAATGGTGCAAACTATTTCTCGTGAACGCAACCTAGCCAAGCGCCCCAAGTTCGACATGGTGGTGATTGATGAAGGCCATCACGCAGCGGCAAGAACGTATCGCCGTGTGATTGATGCCGTGCTTGAAGACAACGATAGCGCAGAGATTGTAGGCTTTACAGCCACACCTAATCGTGGTGATGGCAAAGGATTGCGCTCTGTGTTCAACAACTGCGCACATCAAATCGAAATCGGTGCGTTGATTCAAGAGGGGTTTCTGGTTAGGCCCAAAACCTTTGTGGTCGATCTAGGTATCAATGACCAATTAGATAACGTCACAAAACGCGGCAAAGAATATGACATGGAAGAGGTCGCCGCGATTATGGATCACCAAGTCATTAACGATAGAATTGTTCGTGAATGGGAAGAAAANGCAGGGGATCGCAAGACTGTTGTGTTTTGNTCAACAGTCAAACACGCTGAACATCTTTGTGCAGCCTTTCTTGAATCTGGTGTTGATGCAAACTTTGTAACAGGTGAAACACCAAAAGATAAAAGGGCAGAGATGCTCCATGACCTTGAGCATGGTGATTTGCAGGTTGTGGTCAACGTAGCGGTGCTTACAGAGGGGTTTGATGCTCCACCTGTGTCTTGTATCGTTCTAACGCGCCCATGCTCTCAGAAGGGTACAATGGTGCAGATGATTGGTCGTGGACTACGCATCGTTGATCCTGAGTTGTATCCAGACACAATCAAGACTGATTGCATCGTTATGGACTTTGGTACGTCTGTCATTACGCATGGAAGTATTGATGATGTTGCCAATCTTGATGGTAGAGACAAAACGGTTGAGGGCGAAGCACCCACAAAGACTTGTCCTGAATGCAATTCAGAAGTTCATGCGCGTGTCTCTGAGTGTCCTATCTGCGGTCATGAGTTCGTAGCAGAAGAGAAAGCTGCGCTCGAACAGTTTGTTATGACTGAATACGATCTGATGCAGCTATCACCGTTTATGTGGATTAGCCCATTTCAAGAGGGCAATGCACTGATGGCTATGGGCTTTCAGGGCTTTGCCTTTGTAGGTCACATCAAAGATGATATGTGGGTCGCTATGGTAAAATCACAAAAAGGCCGTGTCCGCACAGTAGCGATTGGTGAGAAGGTGCATGCTATGTCAGCAGCCGATGATTTCTTACGCGAGATTGAAGACAGCGATGCGGCAAATAAAACGAAGCGTTGGCTCAATAACAGGGCCACAGAGAAGCAAAAGAACCTGTTGATGGATCACGGCATTCATATCAGTTCAATGGATTTCTCGTGGACTAAATATAAAGCAGGCTGTGCTTTGAGTTTTTGTTGGAACAAAGACGCTCTAGGCAAAGCGTTTCACGCAGCACAGGAGAAATTAAATTGAAAAGAGAAGAGTTCTTGAGGCAAGCAGAAAGTCTAGTCAATGGCGAAAGGGCCAAAGACTACGGTGAGGCTTATGATAATCATGACAGAATTGCAGAGGGTTGGAACATTATTTTGCGCAGCGCACTTATATCACACGGGGAGATTACTCCTACGCATGTTGCATTAATGATGGACTGGCTCAAAACTTCGCGTATCCTGAACAAGATAGATCACTCAGACTCGTGGGTAGACAAGGCAGCGTACTCTTCTCTGGGTGGAGAATTTTCGAGTAAGGATGCCCCAGATGCCGAGGTTTGAAATGTATCTTATGTTTGCAGAAGACGATGATGGTAATGTCGAAGCGTCTGAAATNGAAATGGTTTGTTGGGTCNATGATCCAANTGACTTGCGCGAAGTTCANGACGTAGCAAACGAAGCAATACAAGTTCATCTTAACGAAGCAGAAAATCCTGTTTTGTTTGGAACAGCGTTAATCATGGTAAAAGGTCAGGAAGTTTTAAGTATAGGCTTTCGAAATAAAGATGCTGACCCGGATGAGGTCGGTGAAATCATAGAATTGTTCGGCATAAAGGAGGAGACAATACATTGACAATACCACCAGAACCAAAGCCAATCGAAGAATTGGCTCATATATTAGGCAAGTTTGGATGGGACACACGTTTTTCTGATCTATCAGAAGAGCAAGTTCACACTCTGATATTTGGCATACAGGAATCACAACGTCTAGCAGCGGAGATTGACATTGGAAAACTCGAAGAAACTTACTATAAGTCAACAGGCACTTGGCCTTCTACATCAATCCCCTTCTAAAGAAGACCCGATTGTAGAACACATCAAGGCAGCAGTTGATAATGCTATCGTCACAGGCGAGAAGAAACGCGAACGCCGTAAGTATATTGGCGCATCTAGTATCGGTGATGAATGTCAACGCAAGATACAGTATCGCTATCTAAATTACCCTGTTGATCCTGACAAAGAGTTCAGCGCACGAACACTGCGCATCTTTCAGTTCGGTCATAACATCGAAGATTATGCAGCTAAGTGGCTAAAAGATGCAGGGTTTGATCTGCGCACAGAAGATAAGATGGGCGAACAGTTTGGCTTTTCTATCGCTGATGGCGAAATACGGGGCCATATAGATGGCGTAATTTGTGATGGGCCAGTTGAAATGGGCTACCCGTCACTATGGGAAAACAAATCAGCGAACGACAAAAAGTTTAAATCGTTTGTCAACATGGGCGTTACCAAAGCAAATCCAACTTACGCGACTCAGATAGCTTTGTATCAAACGTATATGGAGCTAACCGAACATCCTGCTTTGTTCTCTGTGGTAAATAAAAACACATCCGAAATTTATTATGAGCTAGTACCGTACAATGCACCTCTAGCGCAGCAAGCTAGTGACCGAGCCGTGAATATCTTGACTGCTGCGAAATCAGGTGACATTCTACCTCGTATCGCTCAAAGCAAAGACTTTTTTCTCTGCAAGTTCTGCGAATACCGTGAATCTTGTTGGGACGAATAAAAAAAATGGGGAGCGTTTGTATGACGCAACCCCATATCTAGTATATGTANTGTTTGTAGGGACAAGATAATGAATATTTTACAGTTTGGCAAGACATCGAANGAGGTAGCTGAACGNATTTCTAGGGAGGTTCCAAGAAGTATTCAGTTAGACATGCTGATTGATACTTACCCTGAAGGCGTTAGGCGCGGAAACGATTTTATGTTAGGTTCACTGCGCGGTGAGCGCGGTCAATCGTTAAGAATTAATATTGATATAAACAGCCCGTGGTTTTTAAGCGGCAAAGATTTCGAATCAGGTGATGGCGTTGGTGGCATCTGCAAAGTTCTCAAAGAAGGACGCGGTTGGTCACTCACAGAGATAGTAGAGCATTTCTCTACATATCTACCAAAGGACTTTACGCCACAGCCAGAGAACATTGTGAAGCTCAATGATCCTAAAAACTTTGAGGTCAGGAATACAACTGCCACAAACGGCTTTGCACAACCCGAACAAAAGAGGCAAATTGGTCCCAACACACCCTTTGAGCAGGAATACGATTACACTGATGAACATGGTCAGGTTCTCGTCACGGTCCGAAAATACTTCGACAGGAATGAATCTGGCGAAATTGTTCGGGATAGTGCTGGGAAGCCTAAGAAACAATTCCGCCAGTTCATGAATGGACGCCAAGGTGTACCCGAACCAAGACCCCTCTATAATATACCCAACATCTTAGGCTCCAACAAGGTGATTTGGGTAGAGGGAGAGAAGTGTGCTGACGCTCTCACCGATCTTGGTTACGCAGCTACCTGTACCATCGGTGGGGCAGGGATGTTGTCTGAAAACACAGCAGAAAAGTTCGACTTCTCTCCCTTACGCAACAAAGAAGTTATTTTATGGCCTGACAATGATGATGCAGGTAAAAAACTTGCTCGTATTGTCGAAGCACAAGCAAAGGCTTCGGGCGCAAAATCTACACTGATGCTGCACATTCCATCCACAAAGCCTGAGAAGTGGGATGCTGCGGATGCTATTGATGAAGAGTTTGACATTAACAGGTTCTTGCAAACTCATGAAAGCAAAGTAAAAAAACCAATCTCGCTTATTGATGATAGCCTGTTGATTGACAAATACTTTGTCGGGTCTGCACCAGAACAAAAGTTTCTTATCGGAGACACAATACCTCTAGGTGTGCCAGTGGTGTTTGCTGCGGCAGGGGATAGCGGCAAAGGCATGATGACGCTAGATTTGTCCATGAAGGTTGCATCTGGCGCATCTATGGAAAGAGCGTTCGGTGGTCTGGTCGCAGAGCATGGTGATGTTATCTTAATCACTGCGGAAGACGATAAAGATGAAATGCACAGACGTATCGCTCGACTTGATCCAAGAAATTATCGTGAACACTACGATCATAAGCTGCGCATATTGCCGTTACCCAACTTGGGTGGCGTGTTTCCAATCATGCAGAAGTTCGACAATTCATACATGATGGGCGAAGAGTTCTCACGCATCTACGATCAGATGCTAGAGATGGAAAACCTAAAGCTGATTGTTATTGACCCTCTCGCCTCGTTTGTTCACGCTGATGTAAACGCTGACCCTGCTGCTGGCGCGGCATTCATGGGTCTGCTGGCACAGATGGCAACTGAGTCGGGGGCAACTGTAATCGTCAATCACCACATGGCAAAGATCAGAGACAATGATCCAGTCACAACTCCAGAGCAAGCGCGTAATCTTATTCGTGGTACGTCTGCTATCGTTGATGGTGTTCGGTCTGCATTCGCGGTTTGGTCGGTAGATGAGGGTGTCGGGCGTCAACGCTGTCGTGACCTTCAGATTGAATATACGCGTAACGGTGTGTTCGATGGCGCTGTCGTGAAATCAAACGGCCCTGCTAATCGTGAAATCAGACACTTCATTCGTAACCCGAACACTGGTCTTCTTGAAGATAGAAGCATTGATATTCAAGCACTTGTTATGTCTCAAACGCAGCGTGATCGCCTCGCACATCTTGTTGATCTGGTTCGCATGCGTGAAAATGAGGGTCGTGCGCTTACCCATGATGGCAAAAACGATGGCGTGTTTAATGTCGTACAAGAGTCTGAGCCTACAGAGCCATGTATCATTGCCCTTAAACAAGCAGGTGCTAAAACAACTGTGAAGGGACTTGTGACCAAAGCAATGGAACAAGGAATGATCCGCAAGTACGCGCTGACAACAAGTGGCGAAGAAAAGTGGCTGGGAACAATGGATGGTCCGCTGGCTCGTGGCGAATATGAACGTCAAACCGGGCGCGATAACGTATAACCCGACAAAATGTTCGGGTTAACTGCTGGGACTCCCCGGTTAACTTTTTACTTGACTAATGTGGGAATACTTGGTACAAATCCCAATACATCAGAAAAGGAGATGCAAATGATGCATGTATTTGAAGATCGCGCTCCTACTCTACAGGAGGCGCAAAGAATTGTTGGAGGGCTGGTTGAGTTTGTTCGATCACCTGAAAACCCAGAATGGCAGGTTCTCGTAAACGAAGAAGGTTTACTAAATGGACTGCCTTTAAATGAAGAAGCAACAAGTCTATGTAAGACAAAAATTGTTGGTCCTGCTATCGTGTTAAAAGGTGATGCTAGATGGGACTAAACAATGTCAGAAATAGATAAAATTAAAAAACTTTTTACGCACCGTATGCAGTCAATGAAAGACGAAGCTGCGGTGCGTAATCGTTTTACGCTCAAGCAACAGGTTGAGGAACTGCAAAAATTATTTAAAATGATAGAGGATCATTATGAACGACCTAACGATACAAAAATTAAAACCAATGGAAGAACTGAAAGCATTGGTGCAAATGGGGATACCGTTTGAAGAGGCATACGCTCAATGTTGGAGAGACTTGCGCGTTACAGAAACCGCAACCAAACATAGAAACAATATCCCAGATAGCCTTTTCACAGAAGAAAAACCTAAACCTATCACTAAAGCTAAACTTTCCGAACCCGCAAAGATTGTCAACAATATGTTAAATCGGGGTATGAAAGTAAAAGAAATCTCAGACATTCTAGGCAAATCACATCAGTCAGTATCCCAACTGGTGAAGAAATATGACCTACCCATTCAATAAACTGCCTGCTGTTGTGCCATCATTCCGCCGTAGCCTTGTTGCTGCGGCTGGGCATAATTCATAGAATTGTTCGTGTTATATCCGAACTGCTGGGGCTGGTACGGGTTTGGCATCTGACCATAGCTGCCGTATCCGCCCATCTGCTGACCCATTCCATAACCACCAAACTGCTGTGGCTGCGGACGCATCTGCTGATATGGGTTTTGCATGAAGTTAGGCTGCTGCTGTATGCCCATCATTCCACCAAACTGGTTCTGATACTGAGCATACCCACCACGCGGAACTGGCATAGGCTGTTGCATCGGGGGTCGTCCAAAGCCTTGATACGGCTGCATTCCCATCGGACGCATACCACCTAGACCCATGCCCATTCTCGGATTGCGCATCTGCCGCTGCTGCAACTGGTTCTGCAACTGATTAATGCGATAATCTTTATAAGCGCCCGTACCCTCAAAAGCCGAACGCAACTCTTGCAATCGGGTCTGCTGCTCTTGATTCGGGGCTAGGCTCTGCTGAAACTCCATCAACGCCTGATACTGCTCGTTACCCTCAAAAGGATTAGCGGGTTGCGCTAGAACTTGTGCAGGGCGAGAGGCTGTCGGGCCTTGCGTCATACTAATTTGGGGGCGCATAGGCACAGGATCAGGGGTGTCTTGAGACAATGACCCCACCATGTTTCCATAAACATTTTCTTGAGGAACATCGCGAGTTATTCTGGGGTTAGGCTGCGATACACCTAATCTTTGAAACAGCGCACCTAAACCTTGGTTTGGCGTAACCACCTGAGAAGCCTGCATTGGTTGCTGACGAATCGAATTTGCAAAAGGACTGACCATAACCATCGGGCAAAATCTCCAAAGTTATTAGAAGCCTATCACTTTCTTTCTAACATATCAACTCTGCGTTCGCCCATATATGCATCAACAACCATTAATAAAAAAATCGGAAGATCATCAGGGTGCAAACCTAACCCGAACAAAAGTTCGCAAACTATATTTCTTGTGTTCGAAATCGAAACATTTTCTGGAAGTTTTTGGAGGAGATCATCAACGATCTCCTCAATTTTTTCTGGAGTTAAAGGCTCAGAACTTAGGCTCATAAATAACGCCCTCGTCTTCTAACTCCTTAAAATGCGCCAACTCACGCGCTAAATAAGCAAGCCTCGGATCATCATCCCACTCGGCATCATCTACTTTTCGCTGTAGTTTCTTGACCTCCTCGCTCACATTCAAAAGCAAATCATCCATTTTTACCCAATCCCTTCGGCCTAATCTTTGGCTTAACAACTTGTTTTGATTGTCTTTCGCTAACGTAACAAGACATCATGATATCATTGCCATATAACTCGAACATATGATCATAGAAGTTATCAAACGTTCTGCTGCCCATAGCTGAATAACAATGCTTCTCGCTCTCGAACCAAACAATCGTATCTATCTTATTGTCATGTAAAGTGTACGAAAGAATTAAAGCTGTAAAGTATTCAATCATTTCTTTTCCAAACATCGTTTACTTGCACTGCTTCTTTGTCGCCACCGAACTCCAAAAAGAATTCACCACGCGCCAACTCAGTCGCCCTCGCGCTGCTTTCGGCATCAACTTTATACACACGCTTTACAGTACCCTCGACCTCCACAGAGAACTTGTCTCTGTGAACATCGGGGAATACATAAACAGTTTCAAAGCCATCATCATCCATGATCAATCTCCAATTTATCCATCCAGTTTTGCAGTGTTTGATAATTTTGCAAGCCCAACAACTTCGCTGCGCTGCTGACGTTTTTTGATCGGGTCAATGCCCTCTCAACATAATCACGCTTAATGTTATCAATCGCCGTTTGAACATCAAAATCTTCGGGATCAACAGACACTTGTTCGGGTAATGTAACCGGATTAGACTTCCGCCACTCTTCGTTTACCCGCAGACCGTGATCAACTTCATCAATAAATTTAAGCAAATCGCTTTCCGTCACAAGCCCGTTCAGTCTATCCCGAACATAATGCATACACATTGTATCATCTACTTCGCTCATTTTAAGCCGCCTTTCCTAGCTTGGGAGCATGATAGCCCTTTTTAATTCCATACGCAGGATGCCCAGACCAAAACCCATCAATCCAAATATAAGGCAATCCATCTTGTCGATACACAACATCATCCCAATGGGGCTTTGCTTTGCGCCAGTGTCCTCTGGTGTAGTGCAGTGGCATATGAAATGATCTGCCACGATCATCAACCTCACCCTCAATAGGCTCGTTGACGTTCCAACTAATCTCATGCCATTGTTCTACGTCAACGCCATGCTGCTTCTGCGCCCTCTTGCGCTGCTGCCTACTACCCGACTTCAAAACGTCTACAAATCGGGGCTGATTGATTAAAGAAAACGCACCAGAAATTGTAGTAATCATTTCAAGATACATCGCATGAAAGCTTTCATCGTTCTCTAATCTTTCGTGCATCTCTGTCGGGAACCTAATCCCACCACGCTTTAATTCGTAGCTGCCAATATGAGTAGGAACTGAATTTCGGGAAACTAAACGAATAGCAACTGAACCATCCTCGGACTGTCGGCAAAGAAAGCCATCAACGTGACCGCTGCCAAATGCCCTGACAACCTCTCCAGTAACCACATCTTTTGTGTCGAATGTGTCCATAGAGATAAAGCAAAGCTTTGACGGTAGCCTACAGTCCTCAGAGAATACAACGTGTCTGCTGTCCTCTTCTTCCTCAACCAATTCATTATGATAAACTTCTAAAGCTTCTTTGAAGTCCTCAGAAATAAAGTACATATCCGCTTCCTTCATGTCCTCCAAACTATCACGAAAGTTTTGAAGCGCCCTAAAGTTTAAATCTTCGGAATTCTCTATTCTATTTCTAAAATTATCCATTACATCAGTAACGATCTCAACAAACTGTGGCATTATTCATCCTCCTCAATTTCACCGTGACCCGAACAAGTTTCACAATCGTCCATCACGGTATCAATATAACCAACGTCACGACCAAAGCCGTGTGGTCGGGGCAGGTCATACTCAACCCGCCCTTCACCATCACAATCGGGGCATGGGATCATTTTAAGCATTTTCAATAAATGCAAAGCCACCGCCATTGCCCTCTGAATCCATTGAAATAGACATTTTGATTCTTTGATCTCCGAATGCCAACGTAAAAACAGGAAAAGGCTCCAACGAATATTCGTCTTTCTCAAACTCAAATCCCACAATTTTTGTGCCAATCAACTGACTGTAGTATTTTTTCATATCCATCTTACCAACTCGCCTGATAGGTAACGCTGTTCCATGAATTGCTATCAACCCACTCCGCAGCTTTGTCGAAAATTTGCGCGTGTTTCTCACCATCGGCTCGGTCTTCATCCCAAAATTCGGGATTGCCAAAAAAGAACCCACCGCAATCTTCATTGTCGGGCAAACCACCATCGCGCAATGCAGTAGCAATGCGACGACAATCATCGGCACTCAAGTCAATCGGCTGACATTCATCAACGCCACCCGCAAACACCTTCACAATATACTGATGTAACGGTGCGAACTTGCGCCAGTAACCAAGATCAAGGTTGTAAGACGTAACCTCGAACCCATCAATGACGGGGCGCTTTACCTCCAACGGCATGCCGCTTTCGTCATGCTGTGTTGTGTCCCAATTGCTGATGAACTTGTCACCGCGTAAATACATATCTAAGCCCATGATAAAATCTCCTTTTCACTAGACATGCCCCATATAATCCCAAGTGATATGGGTTGTCAATAAAAAAATTTATCTAAATGAAATAAAAAAACCCGACACTCTTTTGGGAACTGAGTGTCGGGCTAGTCTAGTATTGAGGCAGTAACTGGCGAACCATCTCTACAGGTTCGGGCTACTGTGCAAATCGTATAGCATGGGAAAAATTGGGACGCAAGCAAAAACCTACAGCAGTATTATAAAAACCACTGGTACACAAAACACTGCTATAGGTAAGCCGGTAAATTGTTCGGGTTATTATAAAACCACCGGAACTTACAACACAGCAGTAGGTTAAAAAAAACCCCCGCTTAAATTTGCGGGGGCTTCATATTATTCGGGTTATGTCGGGTTCTACCACCATTGATAATGAACTCCCAAAATCCAGAGAACAACTAAACCGAACACGCCAACAGCAATAAAAATATCTTGCCAGTCAATCTTTGTTAAGTCGCGTTCCATTTCTTCGAATAGCGCAATCAATAAATCTTTCTTGCTCATGCTACCAACTCCGCTTCTTTTGCCGCTGCTCTTAGATACCAATCATCAAGGCCAAAGTCTCGGTAGCCTTCTTCGATCATATCATAATAATACAGGCTCGGTTCACGAATTGTTCCCTTGTCGCCGTTCATATCATAGATAAGCCAGTCGCCGTTGATCTTGCGGCGGTCGTACAATGTCGGGTAGCCTTCCAACTTATCAAGCGCCCTCAAACAATCGTGCGTAATCTCCCACAAGACAACTGGCAAAACCATGTCCTCATCTTGTCGAAAGTCTGCAACACCACGAAAAACTAAACGGTGCTTCGGTAGGTAAAAGCCGCCCATCGGCTTGGCCTTCGGGCAACGGTTTGCCATCGCTTGGCGGTTCGTGTTCATTCCATATGCTAAATAATACATTATGCATTCTCCATTTCATATTTAATTGCTTCCTCAACGTGATCCGCAATCTCTTGCCAATCAACTTCGCTCATTGCGCCATTTACTAAATCGGCAATAAAGCCACTTTCAGGAACATAACCTCCATCAACACCAACGCCACAGTCAAAAATAATACCTTCAACAATGTCCTTGACGTTCTCCGCTTCCACAGGGTTTGTTAATTCACCCTCTCGAAAAAGTTCCAAATAATAATCATTGAGATAATCGCCATACCATAGGTTGGTAACCCACGTTTCCCAGTTCTTCCATCCGTTGTAACCTGACATTTTCTGTCCTCCTTTTACTAGACAATATGATATATATCCCATACAATCCCAAAGATCAACCCCTGAATATAAAAAAAATTATGCTTTTTGCCCCCATTGATTTTAAACGATTTTTTACGTCAACTTTTTTTACGTCAAAACCTGACGCGGTTGACGTTGACGTAGAATATGTAATAAAATCAAA